AGCTTGTTTTCTTTGTCTTGCAATATCTAAGTCAGCCGAGACTCTAACTGCTTGGGCATTCGCCCTCGATACAGAAGCGTTAAACTGTTCAGCAGAAGAAGAAGCTCTGCCTTGGGAAACTTGCCCTACCGCTGTGGCTACTCCTCCTGCTATTCCTACGACACTTGCGATACCTGATAAAACTGCTCCCATAATTACTCCGTTGATATTTCCACTTTGCTAATAACAGCGAGTATGTTTAGCGGAAGTGGTTGTTCTTGTTTTATAAATACTTGGGCCGGTTTATTCCAGCCTACCGGAAATTGTATCTCTTTATCTCCTGTGTATAATGTTGGTGCTTCATCCATTGCCATACTAGAGTCACGGAAATAGATAGTGTCTTGAGTATCAGCGTTCCCTACCTGACAACCTAAAGACCTCCATAATCTTACTATTGACTTGTAGACTCGCTTGATTAACCCTTGTGTAGAATTAGTTGTCGAACCTGCTTCTAATCTTGGTGTCTTGATTATCGAAGTATATGGCAAACCAACATGGATTGTGCTACATGATTTACTTAAAGTTATCGAACCCCCTGAGACCATTTGATTAGGATAGACCGCACCGTCTCCAAGAATTGATACGTTCCTTGAGTTTAAATGGCTTAGCCCGGTTACTGTTTTTGCATAAGTCCCTGTTCCTGAATAACTGACTCCGCAATCAACAAAAAAACTATCATCTTGATTATCAGGTAGAATGAATGGTTTAAAGTATTCTACAAACTTAATATATCCATCTGTAGTAGTAGCGCTTACATTTGTAGACCTCTGGGTAACAACCCACACTTGGTCTTCGTCTCCGTTGGGAATTACCGCTACTGAACAGAACGAACCCGAAGTATCTAACCTAGTCCAAGCTAGTACGTCCTGAGTAGCAAGCCTTGTCATTATAGCTATATCACCATCATTACGGACACACCATAAAGCACCAATGGGAGCTTCCTGATAAGCCAAATCCTTTATGCCTGATTTAGTTATATGGTCTGAGAGAATAGTAACGTCTGCCGCTAATTGCCTATCCTGTTCAAAGTTATAAGACAGTTCTCTAATCGTTAGATTATTCCTTTGGACATAAAGTGTAGCATTAGCTATTTTCTTAGGAAGAATTAAAGCTGATCCGAAGGTTGTTTCTTTTTTAATATTTATATTAGAAGGAGTTATCGGACCGGAAGAGGTGTCTGATTTCATTATGAAGTTTCCCCCTAAAGTACCGATAGCCATATTAAGACCTGCTGACAGCCACCTGATTGCATTTACTTCATTATCAGCTATTGTGAATACTACAGAATCATCATCATCACTCCCGGGTTTAAAGTTCTCATAGTCTAATGGTACAGAACCCCATATCGTTTGAGGTTCAGCATAAGTACCTGCGAAGTAAAGTCTTTGTTCATAAAAAGACACAGCTTGGGGAAATCCATTAGCTACGCTCCAAGAACCATAGGCCCAATTATTAGTATATACGATTGAAGAAGAAGGTTGCAAAGTAGTAATTACTGTTCCCCCGGCACTTGTAGCTGAGGTTATTGTGGTTAATTTTACATACCCGTTTGACGTTCCTACTTTTAATAAAGAACCTGAATGCCCGGCGAGAAAAACACTTCCCCCGGATGTGATTATAGACACTGTCCCGGCTGTGTCCGAAGCCTTTACTTTTAAATCATCATCGGAGTTATCTGGCATCCAAGGGCCGCCTGTGAAATCTACCTGAGCAAGACTCCATAAATAATGTGAAGAACGAGTAAGCTTTCTTATCGGGTGTCCTGTATGTGACATATACATTGTATCTGCGTTTTGAGCATACTGGACATCAAACAAACTACCTGCTGCGTAATTAGAAGTTATCTCTACTGGAGTGCCGGATGTAAGAATGCCTGAATCTTTATAGAATCTAAAATACTCATCCCCTGCCTCTATCATATACGCTTGGGTAGTTGAGAATTGGAAAGGCATCAGCCGTACTGCGGAAGTAGAGAGTTTAGTCACCTCTCCGAGATATGTCCCCGGTCTTCTATAAGCACCACCAAAGACTCTGACTATAACGTTCTTCATTGTAGAGCCAGCGTTCTCGTATTTGGCAATATCAACTCTGCCCTCTATCTGGGGAGAGATTTCGCCAGAAGTAAAGTTCGTAGTTATGTGATTTATCTTACCCATTATATTCTACTATCTATAGTCCACTTATCACCGTCTACAGTATTAACAGAGTCAGACTCTTGTGCATCTACAGCCTTTGCCGTTTGTAACCTAGCGGCATAAATCTCAGCAATCTCTTTAGCGGTAGTTTTATTATTAGTAACAGCATAGGCTATCTCTGCGGCTAATCGTGTTGATAATACTATAATAAATTGAGACGTATACTGGTTAGCGTCAGTGATATTAGTGATATATTTTATATAAACATTAGTAAAATCTGAGAGTAGTTTCTTACCTTCTATCTTGTAGTCAGTGATTAAGCTTACGCTATCACTTACTTCGAGGACTCTTAAACAATCCCCCGGTAGTTGAAACTCATAGTCGTATTCAAACATAGGTGTAGTTGCTAATCGTGCTAACGTTGCTCTTTGGATTGCGAAGTTCCAAGGGTGACATCTTAGCAAATCTTCAAGACAAGAAAGGTATATAGCTAGTAATCTCCTAGCATTTTCTGAGTTGTCTTCCAGTGAAGTAATCCTGTCAGCACCTAAGATTGTTAATGCTAGATTAGAGACCGATACTCGGTTTGCCATAAAACCTCCTTAAAAAAGAGGGGGCTTTTAACCCCCTCGATTATTTACTCAACGGTGTACATGATGCTGATGTTGATAGCTCCGCTTGAAACTTCACAGTCTTCACCAGTACCAGCAATTCTGATATAGTTATCAGTAGTCCCTGTTACCGTGTAGTACATCCCCGTTGAAACATTACTTGTATGGACTGCGTTAGCAGTGGCCATAACTGATGTAATGTAACGATTCGGGTCACCCTCATCTCCAACTTGAATAGTCGAAGAAGTAGCCAAAGCAACATTTTCTGAACCAACGATAACTTGGACTACCTGAGAACCTGTTGGTAACTTACCCCCTACAATAAAGTAGTTCGTACTCTTTAAAGTAGTTGTAGCCGTTACCGTAGCTATGTCATTCATTACCCTAATCTTTCCACCAACTAACCCGGGGTCAATAATATTTTCTGACGATGGGTCTATTGTCTTGGCGTAATTAGTTCCATTCCCATACTTAGCCATACTTTCCTCCTTACTCTACTGTGTAGAGAACACTTACATTAATCGTACCCGATGATACAGAACTCCCTGTAGGTACTGTCAGCCTAATATAATTATCAGTTGTGCCTGTAACTGTGTAATACATCCCAGTAGATACATTAGGGCCTTCTGAAACTACACTAGCAGCACATGACACAAGAGTCATGTATCTGTCTGAATCCCCTTCATCTCCAACTTGAACATTGGAAGATGTCTGGAAAGCAGTCGCATTGCTACCTATAATAACCTTTACTACTTGAGAGCCAGTCGGTAATAGTCCACCTACAATAATATAAGAACCACTATCCAAGTGTGTCGTAGTAGTACTAGTGTCTTTCATTACTCTAACTTTCCCGCCTAGTAACCCCGGATCGATAATGTTAGCAGAAGTAGGATCTAAAGTTTTGGCATAATTTGTACCATTTGCATATTTAGCCATTACAATCCCTCCTTTTACTCAGTACAAAGAATCTGTACTACCTTTGCTTCCTCTAACCTAGTCGCACCTATGGACATCGCAGCATAGACTTGCGTTGAGTAGGATTTGTCACTCCTCTCTGTGATTCTTGTGTTAATGTCTTTACTCAATGCAAGCACAACACCTGATCTAGCCCATACAGGGATTGACCTGAAACTAGCTGCAACACTTGTCATTCCATACGGGTATGAAACTCTGTTACAGATGATGAACTTAAACCCTAAAAATGTATCTACTTCACCTCTGACTAATGCTCTTACAGTGTTGAAATCAGCGTCTTTAATTTCTGAGATGTTTAACAAATCAGTAAGTTGCGTAGATGTAACTGCGATGAATCTTTCTTCGGAAGGATCAACGTCTGCTCCATCAAGTAGAGCTTTGGCGTCTAATAGTTTCTGTAAAGTCAATCTTGTTGCTCCACCGGAAACTATATTGTCTGTGTCAAAACTTGTTGCTGTTCCCCCGGCTTTCCCGGCATAAGCTGTGTTTGAGAAACACTCGATGATTGCGTCATCAATAGAGCGACCTAATGCCCAAGCTGCATTGATAGCATAATCACTCTGTGGGTCGATAAGCATTTTCAGCCTATCTTCTTTGTCAATTAAATCAGCCCATTCGTAGTCATACATCTGTACCCTACGTCTCCTGTGATCGGATTTAATTAACGGTGTGTCTGAATTACGCGTGGTCTTCTTCTGTGCTGCGGTTGAAGCTAACTGTTCAAAGTAGGCTTCTTCACCAACTACAGTTTCTAAACGAACTGCGTTCCTAAGCATAGACCCTTTCTGTTGGACTAGGAAGTCCAAGTTTGAGCCAAACTGCTTTACAAAGGCTGTGGATATGTTTCCCATTTTAACCCTCCTTACTACTACCTACAATACTCTTAGATTGTCCTTCGCTAAGAAGGGTCTATTAACCCTATGGGCCTCTTACGAGGTTATCCTGTACTCTTATCCTTCCGGTGCTTACGCATTTTCTTCGGGATAAGCCATTTCATGTAACTGTTTCCATTTCTCTTTGAAGTATTCAAACTCAGGATGTTGTTTATTGTTCATTACATGAGTGCGGTCTTTAGCCGCTTCACCTTGTATCTTTGCTATCTCTGCCTTAGCTTCATCAGGTGATAATGTAAGCCCCGGTGCTTTACCGGTGATACTATCTTCTGAAAAGTTCTTTGCCATATCTGCTATAAATTGTATCATGTCCGGGTCATTATTCATCCCAGACGCTTTTAGTTTCTCTATAAATCCATCCGTACCATACTTATTAACCGCTTGCTCTGCGATAGCATAGTTCTGTTCAAAGGCTTTACCCCATTGTTTCCTTAGAGCATTCTCAGCTTCGCCTCTCTTGCCTTCTCTATCAGCTGTCAACTGCGAGAACTGTGCAGCTTCATTACCCATGAACCATTCGTATAGTCCTGAGAGTTGAGCCGGAAGTATACCTAACTCATGAGCCTTAGATTTTAACTCTTTAGTGAACTCTTCTTTAACTGTCGGATACCCGTCAGGTAACTTAACATCAGGTATTTGGTAACCTGCTGGGTCTTTAGGCCTGCCTAATCTGTCGAATACTGTGTCCCAGTCCTCTTTAGTAGCCTTCTCACCGGGTACAGGTATCTTGTCTCTACCTATAAGCTTCTGGGCTTCTACCCATGACTTTGCCAAATCACCGTTGTTCTTGAAACTCTGTAAGCTAGGATGGTTTTTAATACTCTCATCTAGCCCTTCTTTCCAATCTGGTATTGTCTGGTCTTGATTTTCCTGTGGTACTACAGGGTCTTGATTTTCAGGCATCTGTCTCCTCCTTTAGTTTTCGTCAAGTCTTAAATGACCTGACTCATATAAATATAGTAATCTCTCTGGTAAATCTTTCCTTTCTTTTTGTAACTTCCTTGCCTCTGCTACTTCTTTTCCTACCTTTAAATCACAGTCTCTACATAAACCTATTCCGCCTAGATGGTCATGTCGTTTGGAGATTAGGTTACATCTTGCACATCTGAACTTCTTTAATGTTTTTGTATATGTCATTCCTGCCCTTTACCTAGTTTTTCTAATGATTCTATATCCATATCCTTGATAGTCGTTATGTGCAAATATACCGACCTTAATCCTTCTTGGAAAGCCATAGTAAGAGCGTCTTTGTTGAATATACTCATCTTGAACATACATACACTCTCAAGATCTTTAAGTACCTTCTTGCCTTCTTCGCTCTCAAAGGTCTTCTTGTAATCTCCTCTTAGTCCTTTCAACCTGTCTACATTATCCATATCCCTCCTTTATTCCCTATCAAAGTTTCTACTATGTATGCTTTGCATGCGAAATGTCGAACCACCTCTCAGTTACCCCATCAAAAACAAGTGGAA